AATCTACACAAACTGGAACAGTGTACGAGGTGAACGTGGGGGTACACGAACCGGCCGACTCTCCTCAACACCCAACTTTCAAAATGCGCCTGTCCGTTACCCGAAGGTTAGCATCCCACCCGACTTGGATGTGGCATCCCTCCCACTCATCAGAAGCTTCATCCTAGCCGATGAAGGGCATAAGCTAATTGCATGTGACTTTAACGCTCAAGAGCTGCGTATCTTTGCGCACTTTGAAGGCGGTGCTTTAATGAAGCAGTACCAAGCCGATGCTCGTGCTGATCTGCATGCTTACGCAGCTAAGATGATGACTGAGGCCAGCGGCCGTGAGGTGTCAAGGACTTACTCTAAAGGCGTATCATTTGCTATTCTTTACGGCGCGGGGCCTAGGAAAATCAGTGAAATGCTGGAGATAGATTATGACATGGCAAAAACGTTGGTGGATACATATACCACCGCAGTGGCTCCGGGCCTTAAGACAATGCAAACCACCATGCGGACAAGGTATAAATTAAACCAACCATTGAAAACCATTGGCGGGCGTCTCATCAAGATGGAACCGCCTAAGATTATCAATGGCCGTTTGCGTGAGTTCGATTACAAAGGGGTCAACCTTTTGATTCAAGGCTCCGCGGCTGATCAGGCCAAGGCCGCCATGCTGCTGTACCAAAGCAAACGTCAAGGCAGCAGGCTTCTGCTTAGCGTGCATGATGAGTTGGTTATCTCAGCTCCGGAAGAGCATGTGGTGCGTGAGGCTGAATGCCTGACATGGTCCATGTGCAATGCTTTAACGATGGATGTGCCCATGGTCAGTGATTACAAAATTGGCAATACGTATCAGGAGGTCAAATGATGACACGTTGGGAAAAGCTTGAAAGGGTTCTGTTCCTATTGGGACTTATTGTTGTGTTGATGGATCTTTACGTGTGGAGGCCGTTATGACTGAAGAAGATGAGGCGTTTAACGAGCTTGAAAAAGCGTTGGGCTGGCGCAAGCGGCAAATGATTATGAAACAGCTTGACCCCATCTCAAACAAGATCAGAAACGACGCTCTTGAAGAAGTGGCGATTGAGGTTGACAACTTCAAAGCGTTTGAAAAAGACACAATGGCAAGCTTTGCCGCATACGTAAGGAGCATGAAAGGTGCCCAGACCTAAACCGCCCGAGCCTTTAATAGGCAGACAAGTACGAATGTCTGATAGACAGTGGCATATTCTTAATCATCTTGGCGGGGCTGAATGGTTAAGACAGTTGCTAGATAAAAAAGATCCATTCCCTAAAAAATACTACGAGAAACTACAAGATGCAAATAATGGAACTAATAAAGTATGATCACGAAAGAGGTTGCTTTGTTGCAAAAGGCAATAAACCTACCGCTTCGATAAGCCCGTTTGACTGGCAAAGTGATCCACGGCCTAGCATCTTTTTGCAAGACCCCAGATTTAGAAGCCGCAATGGCATGCAGCAAGTAAAGCTTGTTGTTGCAAACCCAAAGCCGTTCTTCCCTTACACTGATACTCTGAAAGACAAGTGATGGCATACTCAAACTCATCAATCAAAACATACGAAGATTGTCCTTACAAGTACAAGCTGACTCGCATTGAGCATCGGCATGAGCCAGCCGGTGACGCCGCGGAACGTGGCAAGATGATTCACGCCGAGTTTGAAGATGCTTTGATCAATCTCAATCTAATTCCCGATGAACGCAAGTTCTGGTTTCCTTACCTTGAAGAGCTTGTTGCAAAGAAAACACGCAGTGAGGTAGAGTTTGCTGTGACCAAGGATTGGCAACCATGTGACTTCAAGGCCCCCGAGGCTTGGGTAAGGGGTATCTATGATGCTGTGTATTTCGATGGCGCCAGAGCCCACGTCCTTGACTGGAAGACCGGCAAAGAGCGTGAGTACGGTGAGCAATTAAAGTTATATGCAACAATCATCTTGGCCAGCCACCCTGAGGTGGAGACCGTAACCACAGAGATTTGCTACATTGACTTAAACAAGCAATCACCCTACCCAGAGTACACACGCAAAGAGTTCCCAGACTTACAAGCATGGCTTGCAGCACGTGTAGGCAAACTTGAGAATGATGACATCTTTGCGCCTAAGCCGTCTTATGGCTGCAGGTGGTGCCACTTCCGCAAATCCAATGGCGGGCCCTGCCAGTGGTAACCGCGGTATTGCTTGAGCGGCATTTGGAGACTTACTTCTCTGCCGCTTGCAAGAAACGTGGCTTGCTTACGTTGAAGTTAAACGTACGCTATGCCCGTGGTTGGCCCGATCGTATTGTGCCGTTGAAAGGCGGCGGGGTTTTGTGGGTAGAACTAAAGCGGCCCGGAGGTAAAACCTCAGCGTTGCAGGACAAGGTACATAACGACTTGCAAAAGTTTGGCCACCACGTCCACATCATTGACTCTAAGGAAGGTATTGACAATGTTTTGGGAACCGCATGAGTACCAGAAAGAAGCTGTAAAGTTTCTGGTGGAAAAAGGCTCGGCAGCTTTATGGCTGGATCCCGGGCTTGGTAAAACAGCTGTCGTGCTATCGGCTTTCAGAATCCTAAAGCTTAAAGGTTTGGCCAAGAAAATGCTGGTCATTGCGCCACTCAGGCCTGTGCATGGCGTGTGGCCGCCTGAGGCTAAAAAGTGGGAGCAGTTTGCAGATTACTCAGTTGGCGTATTGCATGGTGGAACCAAGGCTAAAGTCTTAAAACAACAGCACGACATTTACGTTATCAACTTTGAAGGCCTTGGCTGGCTGTCTTCGCAACTTAATGGCAAAGATTGGCCCTTCCAAATTCTGACGGTGGATGAGATATCTTATATGAAAAACACCCAGACTCAAAGGTTTAAGACAATAAAGCCTTTGCTGGACAAGTTTGACCGCAGGTGGGGCTTAACGGGATCACCAGCGCCAAACAGCTTGCTTGACATCTTTGGCCCTCAGCTTATCCTTGACCAAGGTGCTACCTTTGGCCCTTACATCTCACGATTCAGAACAGAATACTTCTTTCCTTCCGGTTACGGCGGGTATGAGTGGAAGCTGCAATCTGATGGTGAGGCTAGGATTCATGCGGCTTTGGCTGGCAAGGTGCTTCGTATGGCGGCGCTGGACCATCTAGATTTGCCCGAGTTAACTTACAACGACATTATGGTAGATCTACCACCTAATGCCAGAAAACTGTACGACGCCTTTGAAAACAATCTGACCGTGGAATTGAATAGCGGAAATGTAACGGCTGTCAACGCCGCCGTGGCTGTAATGAAAGGCCAGCAAATTGCCAATGGTGGCTCATACTTGGATGATGATGGGAGTGGTAATGCTAGAATCTCAACGCACCTTCATGACGCGAAGACTGAAGCGGTTCTTGATCTGGTCGAGGAGCTATCGGGCCAACCTTGCATCATCGGTTATCATTTTGCGCATGACCTCGAGAGGCTTAAAGCCGCCTTTCCTAATGCGCCTATCATTGGCAGTGGGGTTATTGGTCGTAAACTTGATTCTGTTATTGATGATTGGAACACCGGTAAGACATCAGTTCTTTTGGCTCACCCAATGTCGGCGGGTCACGGTCTTAACTTACAAGGTACTGGGCATGCTGTCATCTGGTATTCGCTGACTTGGAGCCTTGAGATCTACGAGCAGTTCATTCGCAGACTCTGGAGGCAGGGTCAAAAGAATCATATCGTTGTTCACCACATCATGGCCAAAGACACCATTGATGAAGCCATTATGATGGCCATCAGGCGAAAAGATAAAACGCAGCAAACTTTGTTAACCGCAGTGCGTGATTACGTTAATCGTGATACAATCAATCCCGTTGACCATTGAAAGGAATCTATATGCAACTTACCGCTATTGTCGAAAGACCTAACCCCATACAACAGGAAGATACTGACATGTCAGAAGCAAAGCTACGCGCCCGTGCAAACAAAAAAGCAATCATTACTTTGGTTGCAGAAACCAACCCAAAGCGTAACAACACATTGTCACGTGAACGTTTTGCTTTGTACCGCACTGGCATGACAGTTGCTGAATACATTCAAGCCGGTGGCAGATCAGGTGATGTGAATCACGACGCTGCTGAGGGCTACATCACGCTTGCATTGTCATGAATATCTTAATTACCGGCGTTACAGAGACGCATACCAACCATCCGCAGCGTGCCAGCTCTACCAAGTTTATTTCCATCCCTGAATTGATGGCATCAGCCTTTGGCCGTATGGGGCATCACGTTGATCATCGTGCCGTTACATCGGGTGAAGACCTCTCACGTTACGACAAAGTGTTTGTGTACCTATACCCATTGGATCACAATGCTTTGAACCCTGATGGGGCCTTGTGGGCCTTAGAAAGCCGCTTTGATGCGTATGTTTGCCTTGATGATTGGGCTTTCCAAAAGATCCTACCGTCGTGGGAAAGTAAGATTGCGCCTGAGTCATTGTGTGAGCATACGTGGATTGCTCCGCTATTTCCTTGGGGCAATACCAAAGCCATGGGTTTGCCAGTGGAAGACATTATTGCATGGGATCCAAGTCCTTTGTATGAAATGCCTGCTGTGCATCAAATGTCTTGGGATCATCGCAAAACCGAGTGGTACAACGCGTCACTGTCAAAAGAGGCGCATGATTGGGCTTCGGCACAACACCTTGCATGGCCTATACATAGCGTAGGTGGCAAATCATTAGGCCAGCCTAGAATCCTTGAGTCCGATGTTGTTTGGCAGTATGGTAGCTATAAAGGCGTGCTGTGCCCAACGTATCGTCATGCAGGCTCCGGTTGGTGGCGCGTACGTTATTTGCATGCTGCGCATGCTGGTTGCGTGCTTGGCGGCGATCCTAAAGAGCTTGGCGTTATTGATGCCTCATACGCATACACACTCCATGAATTAGAACGCATGGATAGCTACCAACTTCAACTAATTGCAGCGCAACAGGCAACTTACTTGCGTACCGCATCGCTTGAAGACACACTATCAAAACTTGAGGGTATCTTAAATGATTGTAATTCTAGAAGGGGCTGATGGCGGGGGAAAGACTACCCTGTCAGAGACCTTGCGACAACGATTGCAGAAGGACAAGATGACCCATGTCGTAAAGCATGGCCCGTATAAAGGTATGAATACCGAGGACCTTTGCCGTACGTATTTTCGCGGCATGACAGCGGCGTTGACCTATGATGACCATGTCATCATGGATAGGTCATGGCTGTCTGAGCCAATTTATGGCAGTGTGTATCGTAAAGGGGATAACCGCATTGATATGCCGCGCCGTAGAATGTTAGAGCGTGCAGCCTTGGCACGAGGTGTTGTGGTTATTCATTGCCAACCGGATTTTGAAGTGTGCATGCAAACATTCAAAGATCGTATTGAGGATGAGTACTTGGACAACATCAAACAATTGGAGCAAGTGTATGAAGGCTACGCCTCACTGCCTATGGATACCTCACTGCCAGTTATCACCTACGACTATACCAAAGATGATATAGAAGAGCTATTCATTAAGCTTGCAACCAAGACAATGACTAACAAATCATCCGGCGGCGGCGCCTTTGTTGAAGGCAATACACTAATGCTTTGCGATAAGGGGCCTCGTACAAATGTTAAGTCCACCGCAGCCGTGGTGCCTTTCATTAACTTCTTGGATAATGATGGCCCTAGCAGAATGCTGGCTGAAACTTTGGAGCGTGAGAATGTACCTGAAACTGGTTTGTACTGGGTTAACACTCAAACTTATCAAGGCACACCCATGGATTCATCCTTCATTAAACAACTGAAGCCAAAACGTATTTACGCCCTTGGCAACAATGCCTACACGTGGGCAATAAACAACGAGGTGCCGGTAATTAAGTTACCACCTCCTTTGTATCACATGCAACACTATCCCGACCAACCTTATTTAATTACGGAAGCTGATTATGGAAATGCTGATTCGCAATGAGCCTGAGCTCATTAGTCTTTACAACGTGCTGCAGCAGCATGGCGCATGGACAAGTCCACGTGGCGAAAAATGCCTTGAGATTGAGAACTTTACTTATACAGTCAACCCCTTTGTAAGGTTCAACTCATTCAAAGGTCGTAACTTCAATGTGAAGTACCTCAAGCGCGAAATGTCTTGGTACATCAAGGCTGACCCATATGATCTTAGCATTGCAGAGCATGCAGCGCAGTGGGGCAAGATCGTAGCCAACGGCAAGTTGAATAGCAACTACGGCAGTTATTGGTTTGGCAAGCACGGCGCTCTGCATATTGCAAAGCTGCTCACGCAGGATCCAATGTCACGTCGTGCTGTGATTCCAATGTACGGCACTGACATAGACCATATGGATATAGAGGCAAAGGATGTTCCATGCACGCTGGCCATTGAGTTCCGGATCAGGAATGGCAGATTGAACGCCAGAGCCATCATGCGAAGCCAAGATATTCTTTGGGGCATGGCAAATGACTTGCCAACTTTTAGCTTTCTGCAGGAAATTGTGGCTAACTTGGTTGGCACAGAGATGGGAACATTGACAATATCAGCTGGATCTTTCCATGTTTATGAGTCTCGATTGACCATGTTCAATGACATCATCAATACCAATATCCATGAAGAGCTTATTAACAAGCCTCCACGGATCAATAGGTATGAGGCCAGCCTTTTGGCAGGCAAATCCATCAACCCTACTTTTGAGTTTGCAAAATGGCTATCGAACGTGTAGATTTATCATTCGCTGTTCAAAAAGAACTTAGAATATTTGTTTTTGAACTTATTCGTGACGGTTATCAAATGGAGGACATACTGACGGCATTGGCCGCTCTAAAAGTGGAAATGGC